GAGTGAGGCGAGGGCGTCGACCTTCAGCGGGGACTCGCGGGTCTCCTTGCCGAAGCTGACGCCCCAGCGGTTCGGGCGTCGGCGGGCGTTGAGGACGTGGCGGGTGAGGACGTCGTGCGCCTGGACGGTGCCAGCGCCAGGGCCGGCCATGAGGTCGTGCGCGCCCCAGGGCTGGTCGCCGTCGACGACCGCGCGGTGCAGCGTCTCGACGCCGCGGACGGTCTCCATCTGATTTGCCCGCATGTCGTAGCCGACGGCGTGCTTGGCCGTGGCCTTCACGAGGAGGCGCTCGGCGTGCTCGTCGCGCCAGGCGTCGACGTCCGTCTCCCAGTAGGCGACATCGGCGAAGAAGGCGGCGACGTCGAGCGTGGCGAAGGCGTGGGCGACGGCGTCGCGGACCTGGTCCTTCGGGACCTCCCAGCCCTGGCCCTTCGGGCCTTCCGGCTTCTCCCAGATGGCGAGGAGGAAGGCGGCGCCGTCGTCGACGCGGCACGCGACGAGCGCGGTCGAGTCGTCGGTAAGGGCGCCGTCGAAGCCGAGGGTGACGAGGTCGCCGCGGAACCCCTTGGAACGCGGATTGCGCGTGGCGACGTCGAAGGCGAGAGGCCGCAGGTCGTCGCGGCGGTTCTTGTGCCACTCGGCTGGCGCGAGCCAGGAGTCAGCAGCGGCGACGATCTGATTGAGGTAGAAGCGACGCGACTCTTCGGCGGTCGTGCCCGGGTCGTAGACCTCGGCGAGGATGCGCTCGAGGTTGACCCAGTGGGAGTCGCCGTAGGCGGCGCGGAGGCCCGCCATGACCTGCTCGGCGTCGGCGAGGTCGAGGTCGGAGGGGGCCTCGCGGGAGTCGTAGAGGATGCCGTCGCCGATGGCGCGGCCCTCGACGATGGCGCGGTGGTCGAGGTAGGACTTCTCGGCGGTGCTGTCGCGGCCGGGCTCGTGCGCGTTGGTCGTCTCGATCGACCGGCCGTCCATCTTGCCGAGGTTGCGGCGGATGACGTCGGCGAGGTCGTGGCCTCGGTTCGACTGCGTCCAGTGGTGCGTCTCGTCGAGGATGGCGAAGGTGACGCGGCCACCCTCCTGAGTGCTGGCGGAGGCCGTCGCGGGGACGATCTTGCCGCCGCCGGGGAGGAGGATGCGGGTCATGCCGATGTCGACGCCGTAGGAGTCAACGAAAGCGGGGTCGCCGGCCATGGCGCGAATGGCGTCGAGGGTGTTCTTTGTCTGCGCCTCGGAGACGCCGGCGATGACGATCCAGGGGAGCGGCTCGCGGACGCCGAAGGGGTAGCCCTCGTCGTCCCAGCCGCCGAAGCGGGTCGGGCCGCAGAGCTCGGCGAGGGCGATGGCCCCGAGGAAGGGCGACTTGCCCCAGCCCTTCGCGCGGCGGAGGACGGCACGGCGGTATCGGAACGTGCCGCGGGCGTCGAGCGCGTAGAACCACAGGACGAAGTCGCGCTGCTCGGCGGTGAGGCGGATGTACTCCTCGAGGCCGTCAGGGCGGAAGAGCGTCGCCTCGATCCAGGCGATGACGCCGTAGCCGAGGGTCTTGATCGCGGGGTCGAAGGGCGGAGACGTCAGAACGGCGTGCATCGACCCTCCTCGGGACTAGAAGGGGGCGCTCGCTTCCCGGATCGGGGTGACCGTGGCGGGGCGACTCGACCAGCGCTTGCCCGCGAGGGCTGCGCCGGCGGAGGACGCGGCGCTGCGGCCGGTCAGCTCGAGCGAGCGGATGACGTCGAGAGCCTGTTTCCGGTACTGGCGGACCTCGGCGACGAGCGGATGGGCGACGGGCTGGCCCTGGGAGCCCGCGACGACGTAGCCCTCGGCGTCGATGACGACCTGCATGGCGTCGGCCTGGCTCAGGAGGTCGCAGGCGCCGTAGAGGCCCGTTAGCTTCGCCTTTTCGAGGCCCGGAGAGGCCTCCAGGACCTCCCGGAAGGCCCTGCGCGCAGCCGCGGACCACCCCGCTCGGCCCCGTGGGGTCGCGGAATCCGGCATGCGACACCTCCATGTGAGTCGGGCAAAACGGGGGCGTATGCGCATCGGTCCGGCCACGCTAAGTCGCGTCGGTTTTGGGGGAGGGGCGGGCCCGGGGTCGGCCCCCACCCCCTCGCAGGCTGCGGCGACCACCTGGGCCGCCCTCAATCCGCGGCTTCGCGGAGACCGGGACGCGGCTCGAGGTCACGACGAGCGGTTGGGCGACGCGACTGTGCGGCCCGCCCTTCAGCGCTGCTCTTCCGAGCATGATGCCACCGACAAAGCGACTCGAGATTTTCGAGGTTGTGGTTGTCGCCGGCAACGACATGATCGACCTGGTTAGCGAGCTCACCGCACGGAACGCCGAGCGAGTCGCGTGCCTTGCATCGGTAGCTGTCGCGCCGCAGCACCCGCACTCGGCGGGTGGACCAGTCGGCGGGAAGCCGTACGGCTCTTGCGCTTGCGCCTGCAGACCAGACCATGAACGTGCCCTCCTCGCGGAGCGTCGAGACGAAGCCCCGGCGCCTGCCCTCGTCGTGGAGGGAGACGCCGGGGCGTGGGCCGAGGAGACCGGGGGAGGTGGTCGTCGAACTCGGCAAGGCCCGCCGCTCGCCCTGGTGAGGGGCACGACGGGAATCGGTAAGCGTGAGCACGCTTGTTGACAGCAGGCGCCCGGGCTCCTCCGTGTGGAGGCGGGCGCCGCGCTACCCCCCAAGGATTCGAACCTCGGTCGTCCGGGTCAGGGCCGGGCGTCTTGCCGCTAGACGAGGGGGTACGGCTGAGCTGTCAGCGCCGGCCCGCTCGTGAAGGCGCGGCCGGTCGGCTGACGTGACTCATGGGGGGTGTACTAGAGAAGAGGGCCGGGGCCGTGCGGACTAACCGGACCCCCTCATGACACACCTGTTGCAGGTCGGGTAGACGCCGTCGAAGCGGGTGGCGTCGCGGCGGTAGGCCCGGAACGGGAGGCGCTCGCCGCAGCGGGCGCAGACCTTCCCGGCCGTGGCCTGGCGGCGGGCCAGCGCGGCGAGAGCTGAGGCGGTCAGGGTGCCTCGCTCGTCGTCGTACCGGCCCGCCGCTGCGCGGACGCGGTCCTCGGGAACGTTGTTTGCAGGAGTTTTCATCACAGTGTGCGGCGTCCAACCGCGCCCCGGCCTTTAGCGCTCGAGGCAGTAATGTCTGAAGAATGGCTAACGACGCAACGGAGCTCGCCGACCTGTTCGATGAGTGGCACATGAAGAATTGGACGCCCCTCGACGCGCGAAGCCAGGAAGGGGACGACGACCGGACGTTCTGGGCCCGTCAGACCCGAGCAGTTGGACTTCTGGAGTCGTCCATAAATGCCATGGAGGAGTTGCAAGCCGCGGGCGAGGACGTGCGAGGGATCGCCCCCTACGTCAACGAGTGGTACAAGGCGCTGTTCAGCGTGGATGTGCCATGGACCCAGGTGGCCCACACTGCTGTCCTGCGAAGCGAAGCGATCGGGGCCCTTCGCAACCTTGGACTTGTATTCGACCTGCAATCGCGCCTGACTGTGCCGTCTCGAGCCAAGACCGACGACTTACGCGGTTTGGTGCGCGACGCCGAGAAGCTGCTCGAAGAGAACCGTGACAATCTTGATGCCGCGGAGTTGGAGTACGTTTTTCGCCTGCTTCGGGCCGTGGACGGGGCCCTGGCCGAGAAGGCGACGTTAGGGACGGTGAACCTTCGCGAGCATATCGACAGGCTGAACGGGGCACTTGTGTCAGTTGCGAGTCAGCTAACTGCCGATGGGCAAGACGCGGCCGGGGCGAAAGTTTGGAAGCTGGCGCTCGGTATTGTGGCTACGTATCGGGGCCTAGTGGCTGACGTAGCAGCGTACGCGGCGATCACAGGTGTCTCTCTTCAGCAGCTCACCTAATCGCAAACGCAGATGGTGCGATAACGAGTAGAACCGGCCGGCCTTTATACAGGTGCGTGGGACTGGCCTAGACACAGCGTTTGTGGGCGTCCTCCTCCTGCCCCCGGCTCGTTCGCCCGCATTACAGGCTTCACCGTGGGCCGTTACCCCCGCGCGGGGCCTACGAGGCTACGCACGCCGAGGATGGTGTACTTGCCGCCGGTGGAGCGCTTGCGCACGTAGCCGCGCTCCTCGAGCGCTCGATAGAAGGCCTGACTCGACCAGCGCTGCAACTCGACGATCCGATGCTCGGCGGCGAACGCCTGGAAATCGGCGAAGAAGACGGTCGCCACCACGCGACTGCCAGGCTCCGGCACATAGACGCCGGGCAGGAAGCCGTCCAGGGCATCACGCTCGGCCGGGTAGTCACGGGAGAACGCCTTCAGCGCGTCGGAGATCGTCCAGTCGCTCGCCACTCGGTAGACGTCGCCGCTGGCTGTGCTCCAACGACGGCCGAGTGCCTCGATGGCTCGGCTGTGGAACGTCGTGCGTCCGAGGGGGACCACGCCGTGCTCGGCGGCGGAGCTCTCGTAGTCGGCTCGAACGTCGGGAGCGCGGTGCGTGCCGGCAGGCAGCGTCCGCAAGAGCGCCAGAGCGTGCGCCTCCTGGCGGACTGCGGGAGGGGTGCGTCGGGTGGTCGTGTTGGTCATGGTGTGCCTTTCGTAGCGACTGAGAGCATGTGTCAGTAGAGGAGGAGGCCGAGGGGCCTGCCTCTGCTCAAATTGCGAGTGGCACAGGCTGGCCCAGCTCGTAGAACCGCGCGCCGTGCGAGCGAACCCGGCTCACCCCGAGGCGGCTGTCGAGCAGCTCATAGAAGCGCCGACGAGAAGGGATCAGCGGATGCGGTGGGTAGCCGCCCCCCGCCGCCAGCACAGACCAGGAGGGCGGCGGGGGCGAAGGGGACTCGAGCGGAGACCTAGCGGGTGCCCCAGGCGGCGGCGCTACCTGCCGCCGGAACTGCAGCACCTCTCGGTACTCGCGAACGAGACCATGATGGAAGGCGGTGTCCTCTTCCGCGAGGGCCTTCTCGTCGGCGGCTGT